TTCTGGTACCACTCTCAATTATGGTACTGGTCAAATCAGTCAACTGTCCGTTGACTCTGGTACGTTTACTACGTTGGCGATCAACGGTAGAACAATTGACTCTGACTGGGTAACATCATTTGCAAAGAACTTCGAAGGTGATATTACAATCACCACGACTCAAGACGATGCTGCAGTTGGTCCAACTCTTACTCTTTATAGAAATTCAGCTTCTCCAGCTGATTCTGATTTAATTGGTCAAATTATCTTTAAAGGTCAAGATGATTCTGGTAATGCTCAAGAGTTTGCAAAGATTCGCGGAGTTATTAAAGACGCATCTGGTGACAGCGAAGATGGTTCAATTGAGACGTATGTATTAGAAAATGGATTCTATACTCTTGCTACTAGACAATCTGCTACTGGGTTTGAAATATTAAATAATATTCCTCTTTCTGTTAGTGGTGGTTTTGTATATGATGGTGTTTTGGTTGATTCAGCTTGGGTTGGTGAAAGAGCTCGAGTAATTACTTCACCTGAAATTAAGTATGTTGATATTGACGATGGTGCTAGCTTTGGTCCGCACTTAATATTAGATAGAAATAGCTCTTCTCCAGCTGATTCAGATGCTATTGGATTAATTGAGTTTCGTGGTAGAAATTCAGTTGATTCTGAAATTAAATATGGATCGATCGAAGCGTTTATTGATGATGCATCAGCTGATAGTGAAGATGGTGAAATCAAATTCCAAATTGCTCAATCAGGATTTGATAGAACAAAACTAAGTATCAACAGAACTGGTATTGAATTAGGAGTACAGGAAAAATTAATTTTTCAGACTGATTCTTATCAACAATCAATTCAACCAGGTACATATACAGCTGATCATGCTTTAACTCTACCAGATTCAACAGGTACGTTGCTTACTGTTGATCATATGTTTAAGTTGATTGATTCAGCTTATGTTGGAGCGAGACAAGAAGCTACTGGAACATTTTTGAATTTCAAAGACAGAGATTCTAATCAATACAGCTTAGAGGTGATTGAAACTGTAGCATTTACTGGAGGTATTATATCTCTAGGTAACACAGTCACGATTTTAGATGAAGATAGTGCGGAAGTATTAATCGCGTTATAACTAGTATAAATAGACCAAAAGGAACGTAAAACATGGCAGATCGCATTCCAATTGTAATCGAAGGATCTATTCTCCGAGAGATATCCGACGGTGACAGACTTGATATAAGCGGTAACGCGCTTCAGGTCGGGGGTCATATTACTCCTGATGCTGATTCGACGTATGATATCGGTACAGCATCTCTTAAGTTCAGAGACATTTATTTATCAAGTGGAACTATTCATCTTGGTGGAGTAAAGTTGAGAGCTGATGGAAACCAGCTGTCTATTCAAGATAGTACAGGCGCGGCGTCAGCAATTGCTGCAGCTTCTCTACAGAATAATACCACTGATGATCTTACCGAAGGTTCCACTAATCTTTTCTTTACTACTGCACGAGCTGATTCCGATGCCAAAAATGCTGTTTCTGCCACAGACGCTGGAGGCGATGGTTCTTTCTCGTATAATGCTGGTACTGGTGTGTTTACTTACACCGGACCTTCTGCTTCTGAAGCACGTGCTCATTTCCAAGCATTAGATCTTGGTGGTGATGGTTCCTTTACTTATGATTCTGCCACTGGTAACTTTACTTACACCGGCCCTTCAGCCGCCGAAGCAAGAGCTCATTTTCAAGTATTAGATACTGGTGGAGACGGATCTCTAACTTACGATTCTGCCACTGGTAACTTTACTTACACCGGCCCTTCTGCTGCTGAAGCTCGAGCTCATTTTTCCGGTGGAACCGGCGTCACATATACAAGTGGAACTGGCGAATTTGCAATTGGTCAGGATGTTGGAACTACGAGTGACGTTACCTTTGCTAAAGTAACTATGGATTCTGCCGTAGTTGACCAAGTTAGCTTTAACACTACTTACGTTGATAGTCATATCGCTTTTGAAGAAGGTGCTGTCTGGTACGATCCGTATCATAAGAATCTCAACTATTATAACGATCTTGATGTTCCGATTGAAATTGGAATGCAGATGGTTGAGCGTGTTTATAATAACACCGGTGTAACTATCGCCAAAGGTAAACCACTCTATTATTCTGGTAACATTACGTCGACAGCTGGTATCGAATCACCAACAGTCGCTCTAGCAAATGCTACATCAGCAACTAAATACAACGTTCAAGGTTTGGCTGCAGAAGATATTGCAGACGCTTCATATGGTTTTATTGTTGTGGCTGGTGTTATTGATGGATTTGATACTTCTGGACTTTCAGCTGGACAAAACTTCTTTGCTGGTCTAACAGACGGTGCTGTACAGAATGCTCCTCCAACATATCCTAACTATCCAATGTGTCTCGGTTGGGTTGTGAAATCAGACGCAAATGCTGGACGAGTTGTTATTAACCAACAGAATCACTCGGTGAATACATTTAGAGTTCAAGGTGCTGCTCATGTTGGTGCTGATCTTCAGGTTGATGGTAACCTTACGGTTCTTGGTACTCAAACAATTGCTTCTACCGAAAATATCTCAATCGGTGGTGCGTTTAACTACTTTAACGCTGGTGATACGATTGGTGAAACAAATACGGCATTTGTAGGCACTGGTCTTGATGACGCGTTCTTCTCAGGACATTACAAAGGTACTGAAACAGCCAAAGGATTCTATGTGAAGATTGATGGAACCGGTGGAACAGATACTTTTGAATGGGGTCATGATTCTGGAGTCGGAGCGGTTGCTACTGGAATTTCAATCACTGGAGCAGCACAAGAACTAGCCTTTGGTATTTCAATCGACTTTGGTGCTACAACCGGTCACACTTCTGGAGACAAATGGACAGGTACTGCCTCACCAGTTAATGTTGACACTGGTTGGGGATCAAATAGAAATACTGGAGCATCAGGCGTAGGTTATACACATATTGGTGTGTACTACGATGTATCTGCTGAAAAGTTCCGGATGTTCGATCAGTATTATCCAGAAGTTGAAGGTTCAATTGATCCTACAGATAGTTCCTATAACGCAGCTACTCTTGTAGCTGGTACGTTTGAAGGTAATCTTACCGGTAACGTAACTGGTAACGTCACCGGTGCGCTTTCTGGTAACGCAACTACGGCTACTGCGCTAGCAAATGGCCGGACAATCTCTTTAACTGGAGATGTTACCGGTACGAGTGGATCATTTGACGGATCTGGCAACGTAAGTATTGCGGCAACAATTGCTGCTAACTCAGTTGCTCTTGGAACAGACACAACCGGTAGTTACGTACAACAAGGTGCTACATCTGGTAACGGTATCTCAGGATCTGTTAACTCAGAAGGTGGAACATTCACAGTTAGTTCAAATGCTACGAATGCGAACACTGGATCAACTATCGTATTCCGAGACGGATCTGGTAACTTTAGTGCAGGAACAATTACAGCAACTACGTTCTCAGGTGCTTTAAGTGGTAACGCTTCTACTGCAACGGCTCTTGCTACTGGTAGAACAATTTCGTTAACTGGTGACGTAACTGGTACTTCAGCATCGTTCGATGGCACCGGTAACGTAAGTATTGCGGCGACAATTGCTGCTAACTCAGTTGCTCTTGGAACAGACACAACTGGTAACTATGTTGGTACAATTACTGGTAGCTCAACGATCACGAGTTCTGGAGCAACTACCGGTGAAGGTGTCGCTCATACGCTTTCGGTAACAGCTGGATCAATTAGTTCAACTCAACTTGCGAGTGCTTCTACTTTGGTAATTAAGAACAGTGCTGGAACAACTCTTAAGACAGTAATTGGAGCTGGTAGCTAATGGCTAATCCTAATTCAAGGCAAACGCTAATTGATTATTGTAAACGGAGACTCGGTGATCCAGTCATTGAGATCAACGTCGACGAAGATCAGCTCGAAGATCGAGTTGACGAAGCAATACAGTATTACCAAGAATTTCACTCTGATGCTACTTATAGAGCGTATGAAGCTCATCAGTTAACTGCAGATGATATCACGAATAAGTACATTACGACTTCTTCGAATGTTCATTTTGTCTCAAAAGTATTTCCTCTAATTACAAGTGCTACAGCTTCGAAGAACTTATTTAATCTTCGATATCAATTGCACTTATCAGAAATCACTGATATGTCTCAGTTTGCTGGTGATATTGCTTATTACGAACAAATTCAACAATATCTTTCATTGCTTGACATGACTCTCAACGGTCAAACAATGGTTGACTTTGCTCGTAGACAGAATAGAATTTACATTCAGGGACATTTTCAAGATTTAGATGTGGCAGCTGGTGATTATATTGTATACGAATACTATAGTACGATTGATCCAAATACTCACACTTCAATCTATAACGATATGTGGTTAAAAGAATATACAACTGCATTGTTTAAACTTCAATGGGGGATGAATCTTATTAAGTTCGAAGGTATGCAGTTACCTGGTGGAGTTATTATCAATGGCCGCCAGTTATTTGACGACGCTACAGGAGAAATTCAGGACTTAAGAGAAAGAATCAGACTCGAACACGAAATGCCTGCAGATTTCTTTGTGGGGTAAATTATGGCTACTAATTTTTATGTTAATCAAGCAGTAAGATCAGAACAAAATCTTTACGAAGATATTGTTCTTGAATCTATTAAGATGTATGGGCAAGATGTCTATTACTTACCGCGCGATATTGTAAATGAAAATAAAGTCTTTGGTGAAGACGTTCCTTCTTCATTTAATTCGTCGTATAAAGTTGAAATGTATATTGACAACATCGAAGGATTCGAAGGTGAGGGAGATCTCTTTACTCGATTCGGTGTTGAGATTAGAGATGAGGCTACATTTGTTGTGGCAAGACGTAGATGGTCACAGACAGTTTCAAGATATGATAACGATATCTCAGGTGATAGACCGAGAGAAGGTGATCTGATATATCTTCCTCTTTCAAATTCAATGTTCGAAATTACTCATGTAGAGCATGAATTACCTTTCTATCAATTGTCTAATCTTCCAGTATTTAAATGTCGTGCTCATCTGTTTGAGTATAACGATGAAGACTTTGATACCAGTGTCGCCGCTATTCAAGATATTGAAGAAAGATATTCATACCAGTATGTGCTTACACTAGATTCGTCTAGTTATTACACACTTCCAGGTCAGACCGCTACACAAACATTACCAGGTGGAGTAACTATATCTGGTGAAGTAATGAAGTATTCTGACAGTGATGATCTGCTTTATCTTGGTCATGTTGGAGCAAGTGATGGCTTGTACAGAAATTTTGTAACTTCAGATTCTGCTGCTCTTAAGATTACTATTTCTGGTAGAGATAATACTCTTATCGGTGATTCAGACTTCGTTATCACGGCTGTTGCTGAAGAGAATAAGATATCAGAAAACGAACAAAATACATTCTTCTCAGATTATGTCGATGACTTCCTTGACTTTACTGAGTCTAACCCATTTGGTGATCCGGAGGATAATTAATGGTAGACGATTTTTTTGATTTTGGCTTTACTGCAGTAGATGAAGATGAACTTCAATCTGTTCAAGACGCTCAAAAAGCTGTTGGTGACGTTGCGGTTGAAGCCAAATCAACACAAGAAAAACTAGATAAATTATACAATGCTATTGTGCCTTTACTCAATAACTTGAAAAAGAATCCAGAGAAAGACTATATTCTCTGGCCAAATAGATTAGAAAAAGTTGAAGCTTTTGAAGATCACTTACAAGGAATTTATAAAAGCTAATGTTTGGTGGACACTTTTATCACGAGAAAACAAGAAAAGCAGTTGCTCTTTTCGGTAAACTGTTTAATAACTTGTATGTGCTTCGTAAAAATAGTAGTGGCGGAGTTATTTCTCAAGTAAAAGTTCCATTATCATATGCTCCAAAATCTAAATATCTTGAACGTATTAGAGAAAATCCAGACTTAACTACAGATACTAAAGTAGCAATTAAGCTTCCGCGGATGTCTTTTGAGATTACAGCTTTTTCGTATGATAACCAAAGACAATTATCTAAGACAAATAACTTTACTCGGTTTGGTACAGCTGACACAAATAGAAATAAGTTTTACACTGATGTTCCATATGTAATTTCATTTCAATTAAATATTTACGCTAAAACACAAGATGACGCTTTACAATTAGTTGAGCAAATTTTACCTACGTTTAATCCGCAATACAGCGTAACAATGAAACCTTTTGCTGAATATCCGGATGTTTTAGAAGATGTGCCAGTTACTATATTAGGTGTAAGTTTTTCCGACGATTTTGAAGGAGAACTTGGAGCTCGTAGAACTCTCATATATACAATAGATTTCGAAATGAGAATTAAGTATCACGGAGCAGTTAATACGAGTAAAATTATTCGTGATTCTAGAGCTAAGATATTTGATATAGGAGCTGGCACTCTTGCTGATTCTGATATTAGACTATTAACGATTCAAGTAACACCAGATTCTGATGGTGTAAATATATTAGGTGACTCCGATTTTGGATTCACACGTACTGACTATGGTGCTGATAGTGACATCTCCTGATAATGACAACACAAAAAATGATTACGATTATTCTCGTGAAACCTATTATGAATTAATTGAAAAAGGTAAAGATGCTCTTGAAAGTATGATTGATGTTGCTCGAGAATCTGAACATCCTCGAGCTTACGAAGTATTATCTACTCTTATTAAGAATGTTTCTGACGTCAACGATAAGTTGATGGATTTAAATAAGAAACAAAAAGAGCTCGAGAAAAAGGATGAAGTAAAGCAAGTTGAGAATCAGCAGAATAATTTCTATTTGGGATCTACTGCTGAAATTCAAAAATTGCTTCAACAGGGTGAAATAATTAATGCTGAACCAGTTAAGGACATATCTGGGAAATCCTAATGTCAAAAGAGACGGTGTACAAGAACAATGGACACCAGAAAAACTCCAAGAATATCTTAAATGTAGCAAAGATCCAGTATATTTTGCGGAAAAATATGTAAAGGTAATTTCACTTGATAAGGGATTAGTTCCATTTATTCTGTATCCTTATCAAAAGAAAATGTTTGGACAGTTTAATGAGCATCGGTTTAACATTGTTTTGGCATGCCGCCAATCCGGAAAATCAATATCGGCGTGTGCGTACTTGCTCTGGTATGCGCTGTTTCATCCGGAGAAAACTGTTGCGATTCTCGCTAACAAAGGAGCAACAGCGAGAGAAATGCTCTCAAGGATTACCCTTATGCTTGAGAACTTACCGTTCTTTCTTCAACCAGGAACAAAAGCTCTCAACAAAGGTTCTCTTGAGTTCGGCAATAATTCTAGAATCATTACTGCTGCAACCTCTGGGTCTTCTATTCGTGGTCTTTCCATTAACTTGCTTTACCTTGACGAGTTTGCTTTTGTAGAGAGAGCTAATGAATTCTATACCTCCACATATCCAGTTATATCTGCGGGAAAGGATACAAAAATTATCGTTACCTCAACTGCGAATGGTATCGGCAATACTTTCTATAAGATATGGGAAGGAGCAACTCAAGGAGTTAATGAGTTCTCTCCTTTCAGAGTCGACTGGTGGGACGTCCCAGGACGAGACGAAAAATGGAAACAATCAACAATAGCTAACACTTCGCAGCTTCAGTTTGACCAAGAATTCGGTAATACATTTTTTGGAACAGGTGATACTCTGATTAATGCTGAAACTCTGATGGGTTTCAGAGCATTAAATCCTGAAAAGATTATGGAAAACGGAGACTTCTTAGTTTATAAAGAGCCAGTTAAAAAACATGAGTATATTATTACTGTTGATGTTGGAAAGGGAAGAGGCCAAGACTATTCTACGTTTAACGTGATCGATATTAGCGTGTCGCCTTTTGAGCAAGTTGCTGTGTACCGCAACAATACTATCTCGCCTCTGCTCTTCCCGAATATTATTTATAAGTACGCTAATGTCTACAACAAAGCTTATGTTGTTGTAGAATCAAACGACCAAGGATCTGTAGTATGTAATGGTCTATATCACGAACTAGAATATGAAAATGTACATGTAGAATCAGCGATTAAAGCCAATGCCATTGGCGTAACAATGACTCGTAAAGTCAAAAGATTAGGTTGTTCTGGTCTTAAAGACATCTTAGAAAATAATAAAATAAAAATAGTTGATGAAAATACCATCCTTGAAATATCTACATTTGTGGCTAAAGGACAGTCATACGAAGCATCTGAAGGAAATCATGATGACTTAGTCATGAATTTAGTCATGTTTGGTTATTTTGCTCAGACTCAGTTCTTTAACGACATGACTGACATTAATATAAAGCAAATGTTATTCGAAGAAAGAGTGAAAGCTATTGAAGACGATATTGTGCCGTTTGGATTCGTCGATGATGGGTCTGATTACATAGATCAGATCGAAAAGCCTGAATGGGTGATTGAATTTGATGAAAACATATAATATTATAAATATAACCATATAGTGAACAACCGTATTATGAATCATAAAATTAAACCCAAGAGGTACAATTATGGCACTTTTCGCACCATCTGAATCTCCTGCGGTTGTCGTCAAAGAAGTAGATCTGACAGGTGGTGTACCTAATGTTCAGACCTCTACTGGGGCGTACGCAGGTAAATTTATGTGGGGTCCGGCCGATCAAACAACTCTAGTAGCTAATGAAGAAGAGCTAGTAGAAACTTTTGGTTCGCCAAATACAGCCCACTCGATCAATTTTCATGACGCAGCATATTTTCTGCGTTACTCAAACACACTCCAAGTAGTTCGTATCGCTGATTCCTCTGCAGGGAACGCGGTAGCAACTAGTGGACAAACTTCTTCATACGCTGTTGGTACTTACACCGTACCGACCGTTAAAAACAAAACTAATTTCGACGCTCAGATTTCGGCACTTGATTCTGATGGTCATACATTTGTTGCTCGTTATCCTGGAACGCTTGGTAACTCATTAAGAGTTTCAATTTGTCCTCCATCATTCAGCGATTCTGCTTTTGACGGATGGACTTATAAAGGTTCATTTGACGCGGCACCTACTACGTCAGATTGGTCTTTTGCTCGTAACGCAACAAACGACGAAGTGCACGTAGCTGTTGTCGATGTCAATGGTCAATTTTCTGGTACAAGCGGAACAGTTTTGGAAACATACCCATTTGTTTCAGTAGCGTCAGATGCTAAAAACGTAGATGACGGATCATCGATCTATATTAAAGATGTTCTTAACGAACGTTCACGTTATGTACACTTTATTGATTTTGATTCTAACTTTACTAACTTCGGTAATGCTGGTACAGCAACAACTTCAGGTACAGCTAAAGACTTCTTAGGAACTGCTGTACAGACGTCTGCAATTGTTAACTTTGCTTTTGATTCAGGCACAAACTCTGGAACAATTTCAAATGGTCAATACCTTAATGCCTTTGATCTTTTTGAAGACAAAGACGTAATTGAAGTCGACTTCTTGATTGCTCCTGGAATGACAGCACGCGCTGATCAAACAGTAGTTACTAACGACTTGATTTCAATCGCAGCTGCTCGTAAAGATTGCTTGGTTGTAACTGGTCCAGCTCGTAACGACGTTGTTAATCAGACAAGTGAAGCTACTATTACAACAAACATTACGACAACTTCAGCTACATTTACTCGATCCAGTTATTCAACTGTAATTGGTAACTATCTGAAAGTTTACGATAAGTACAACGATCAATACGTTGAGATTCCTGCTTCTTCATCTGTTGCCGGTCTTATGGCTGAAACTGATAGAGTTGCTGCTCCTTGGTTCTCACCAGCTGGTACAAGACGTGGAGCTCTTCTTGGTGTAACATCGTTGAACTATAATCCAAACAAAACTCGCAGAGACGTCCTGTATAAAGCAGGTGTCAACCCGATTGTAAATCTACCGGGCAGAGGTATTCATCTCTTCGGTGATAAGACAGCACTCTCAAGACCATCAGCATTCGATCGTATTAACGTACGTCGCTTGTTCTTGACACTCGAAAGAGCAATTGAGAGAGCTGCAAAAGATGTACTCTTTGAATTCAACGATGAATTTACGAGAGCAGAATTTGTTAACATTATTGAACCAGTACTCAGAGACGTTAAAGGTCGTAGAGGTATTACAGACTTCCGGATTGTGGCTGACGAAACAGTCAACACTCCAGTTGTTGTAGACAGCAATCAGTTTATTGCTAATATCTTTATCAAGCCTGCTCGTTCTATCAACTACATTACTCTGAATTTTGTAGCAGTTAGAACTGGCGTTAGCTTCGAAGAAGTAACTGGTCAGGCATTTTAAGGAGGGATAACTAATGGCACTAGGTAGTGTAGATGAATTTAAGTCACGACTAACCGGTGGCGGTGCCCGCGGTAACCTCTTTCAGGTGACGTTGGCTAACCCACGGGGTGGTCTCGGTGTTGGTCTGGATGTTGACTTTGCATCGTTTATGTGTGAAACAGCACAGCTTCCTGGCTCAACGGTAGGAACAATTGTAATTCCTTTCCGTGGACGTCAGTTAAAAGTTGCTGGTGATCGTACATTCGATGCTTGGACAGTAACAGTAATCAACGATACAGAGTTTAAGATTAGGAACGCAATGGAGCGTTGGATGAATGCCATTGCAAACCATGCGGATGCCGGTGGTACACAGGCTCCTGATCTATACTTTGCAGATCTAAAGGTTGAACAGTTTGATCGCGACGAGAATGTCATTAAGACATATCGTTTCAGAGATGCTTGGCCTTCAGAAGTTGCTCCAATTGAATTGAGCTATGGTGATAACGACACCATCGAAAGATTCTCAATCACTTGGCAGTATCAGTACTGGACGTCAGACACCACTGATTAATTAATAATATATAGAAGGAGCGGGAAAAGCTCGCTCCTTCTTTTATAAGGAATTAACATGGCAGAAGCAGATCGCAGTTTTAGATTATTTGGTTTTGAGATAAAGAGAAGTCGACCTGAAGAAGATCCAAAGAAGGCTCCTTCTATTGTACCTGCGCGAGACGAAGACGGCGCGGGGTACGTAACTGCTTCAGGATCTCATTACGGCCAATATATTAACTTAGACGGCACCGATGCTAAAGATAATCATCAGTTGATTATGAAGTATCGTGGTGTTGCAATGCATCCCGAAGTGGATGCCGCAATTGAAGATATTGTCAACGAAGCAATTGTTGGTGGTGAAGATCCAGTAACAATTGATATGGATAATCTTGACGTATCTAATTCAATTAAGAAACAAATTAAAGATGAATTTGATGGTATTTGTTCAATGCTCAACTTTAATGAGCTTGGTCACGATATATTTAGAAGATGGTACGTTGATGGTAGAATCTATCATCACCTCGTAGTGAATGAGTCAAATCTTAAAGCAGGCATTGTAGATATTCGTCCAATTGACGCTGCTCGTATTCGTAAAGTAAAACAAGTCAAGAAGAAAAAAGATCCAGCAACTGGAGCAGATCTTATTGAAAACGTGGATGAATACTTTATCTATCAAGAAAAACCAGGAGCACAAACATCCGGTGTAAAGCTTTCGCTTGATTCAGTTTCATATATAACATCTGGTCTTTTAGATGAGACAAGAAAGAAAGTATTATCGTACCTTCATAAAGCACTAAAGCCAATTAACCAGTTAAGAATGATGGAAGACTCTCTAGTCATCTATCGTCTGGCACGTGCTCCAGAACGCCGTATTTTCTATATTGATGTTGGTAACTTACCACGCGGTAAAGCTGAACAATATATGAAAGACATTATGACTCGCTATCGTAATAAGCTTGTCTATGACGCGACATCTGGTGAAATTAAAGATGATCGTAAACACCAGTCATTACTTGAAGACTTCTGGCTTCCACGTCGTGAAGGTGGTAAAGGTACTGAGATTAGTACACTACCAGGTGGTGATAATTTAGGTCAAATTGACGATATCTTATATTTTCAAAAGAAACTATATCGTGCTCTAAATGTTCCGATTAATCGTTTGGAACAAGAAGCACAGTTTAGTCTTGGTAGATCAAGTGAAATTTCACGAGACGAACTTAAATTTCAAAAGTTTATTGACAGATTGCGTGCTCGGTTTGCTCATTTGTTTATGAGTATTCTTAAGACACAACTAATACTTAAAGGGATCGTGACAGATCAAGACTGGGTTGATATGAAAGAAGATATTCTTATTGACTTTATGCGTGATAATCACTTTGCCGAATTGAAAGAATCTGAGCTTCTTAGAGAAAGAATCCAAACACTTGACCAAATGAGTAATTATATTGGTGAATTCTTCTCTAAAGAATGGGTAATGAAGAACGTGCTGATGTTCTCTGATGATGACATCGAACAGCTGGCAAAACAAGCCGGTGAAGAAGAACAACCTCAAGGAGATGAAAATGAGTGATGTTGAAAATACTGAAGTAGAGAATGAAGAAAATCCTCTTGCTGGATTGGTTCAAGCTGCTTTAGATAAAGATTATAATAAAGCTAATGAAATCTTTGGTGATGCCATTAGTGTTAAATTGAATGATATTATGGATCAAGAACGAGTTAAAATTGCTGGTCAAATGTTTAACGGAGATCCAGAAGATGAAGATCCTGAAGAGGCCGAAGTTGACGATGAAACAGACGTCGATGATGAAGAGGAAGAGGATGGGTCTGACGAAGAGGAAGAAGAAAATTCTTCTGAGTAGAAAGTAATAATATTATAAATATATAAGAATAACAGAAATGGATGTGTAAAAATGAAACTCATTTCAGAATTTACTGATCAAAATATTGAAGTTATTACCGAAGCAAAAGACGGTAAGAAAAAGTATATTATTGAAGGTGTTTTTGCACAGGCCAATGCAAAGAATAGAAACGGTCGAGTATATCCTATAGAAGTCATGGAAAGTGCTATCGGTAAGTATAACGATACGCAAGTTTCAAAAGGACGTGCGGTTGGTGAATTAAACCATCCTGAAGGACCGACCGTTAATCTTGATAAAGTTTCTCATAAGATCGAAAAACTTCAATTTGAAGGAAACGATGTTATGGGCAAAGCCACAGTATTGGATACTCCGATGGGACAGATTGTACAAGGTCTACTCGAAGGTGGTGTTCAGCTGGGCGTTTCGACTCGTGGTATGGGAAGTTTGATGCAACAAAATGGCGCTATGGTCGTTAAGAACGACTTTCTTCTAAATGCGATTGATATCGTACAAGATCCATCTGCACCGTCTGCCTTTGTTAATGGAATCATGGAAGGCGTAGAATGGGTTTGGAATAACGGCATTATTGAAGCACAAACAATTGAAAAAATGGAGACTGAAATTAAGAAGGCTCCACGTGCTGATCTCTATGAGACTCAGGTCCGTGAGTTTAAAAATTTCCTCTCGTTACTCAAAACTAGATAAAAAAGGGAGTCAATTATGACTGAAGATCAAAACATCGATCATGACGTTGAACTCCATGATGACGAGAATGAAATCATGGAAGCTAACGGTTCTGACGAAGAAGCTTCGGTAAAGAGTGCAGATGCTGCTAGTGATGCTAGTGGTTCAGCTCCAAAGCGTAAAGGTGACAACACCGCACAAGATCCAATGCCTAAGACTAAAGCAGCTCTTATGGCAGGTATGATGGCTAAGATGCAAAAGATGGATAAGAAATCTTTGCAAGCCATGTACAAAATGGAAGGTGTTGAAGTTGACGAAGAAGGTGAAGTAATTTCTGAAGCTCCAAAAGCTGATGTAACTTACGAAGCTAATTTCGAAGAAGACCTAAATGCTCTGGTTGCAGAAGAAGCAACTCTTTCCGACGAATTCAAAGCAAAAGCAGAAACAATCTTTGAAGCTGCTATTAAATCTAAGCTATCGAGTGAAATCGATCGTTTGGAAGAAAAGTACAACGAAGAACTTTCTGAAGAAATCTCAACAACCAAAGCTGATCTTGTAGAAAAGGTAGATTCCTATCTTAACTATGTTGTAGAACAGTGGATGGAAGACAACAAGGTAGCTGTACAAGCTGGCCTTCGCACCGAGATCGCCGAAAAGTTCATGAACAGCTTGAAAGATCTGTTCGTTGAATCTTACATCGACGTACCAGAGTCCAAAGTCGACCTAGTTGACGAACTTGCTGAAGAAGTTGATGAGCTTGAAACCAAGCTTAACGAATCAACTGGCAAGATCATCGAAATGACCGAGGAACTAGAGACCTTTAAGCGTAACGAAGTAATTCGTGAAGCATCAAAAGATCTCGCTGAAACTCAAATCGAAAAACTTAAGAATCTTGTAGCAGATATCGACTTCTCAGATGATTTTGCTAAGAAAGTCGCTACTGTAAAAGAATCTTACTTTAACAAACCGGCAACAACTGAAGTCGTTACCGAGGAAGACGAAACCTTTGAGGTTGAAGCTTCTGATGTAATGGGTAAATACCTCAGTGCCATTAAAAAGCAAAATAAATCCTAAGGGAGTCCTAAAATGCAATCATACGACAATCTCGTAGAAAAGTGGGCACCGGTACTGAATGAAGAATCTGCCGGTTCCATTAAAGACGCTCATCGGAAAGCTGTTACTGCAGCAATCCTTGAGAACCAAGAAAAGGCTCTTCGTGAAGAGTCCATGCTTAACGAAACAACTGTAACTGGCGACGCTGAGCGTTGGAACCCTGTTCTGATCGCACTCGTACGTCGTGCTATGCCTAACCTCGTAGCATACGACATCGCTGGTGTTCAGCCAATGTCTGGTCCAACTGGTCTGATCTTCGCAATGAAGTCAACCTTCCAGAAGACCAAAGCTGGCGTATCAAACGGCGACGAAGCTCTCTTTAACGAAGCTCCAGTCGGTTACTCCGGTGACTCAAGCACAACCGGTAACGGCACACGCGGCCCATCCGGTCTTGCTGGTACTCTTGACGGTAACCAGGATTCAACAATCCTTGACTCCGATTCAACTCACGTACCATACGTTGGCGATAACTACTCTGCTGCTGAAGGCGAAGTCTTGGGTGGAACAAACCAAGAAGAACTCGCTCCAATGGGCTTCACCATTGAAAAAGCAACTGTTACCGCAAAGACACGTGCTCTGCGCGCTAACTACACCCTCGAACTTGCTCAGGATCTGAAAGCTATCCACGGTCTGGACGCTGAAACAGAACTGGCAAACATCCTTTCAACTGAAATTCTGGCTGAAATCAACCGTGAAGTTGTTCGTACGATTAACTCACAAGCTAAGATTGGTGCTCGTCAGACTTCTAACCAGACACTTGGTATCTTCGATCTGGCAACAGACGCTGATGGCCGTTGGTCAGTTGAAAAGTACAAAGGCATGATCATGCAGATCGAGCGTGAAGCTAACGTAATCGCAAAAGAAACACGTCGCGGTAAAGGTAACTTTATCCTGTGTTCCTCTGACGTTGCTGCTGCTCTTAACGCTGCTGGCATGTTGGACTACACTCCAGCACTGAGCTCAAGCATGAACGTTGACGATACCGGCAACACCTTCGCTGGTACTCTTAACGGCCGCATTAAGGTCTATATTGATCCTTACTCAAGCCGTGACTACATCAACGTCGGTTATAAGGGTACTAACCCATATGACGCCGGTGTGTTCTACTGCCCATACGTACCATTAACAATGGTCAAGGCTGTAGGCGAGGAAGACTTCCAGCCACGGATCGGATTCAAGACTCGTTATGGCATGGTATCCAACCCATTCGTTGGTTCCACTCCATCCGACGGTCTTGCAGCTGTTCGTACAAACCAGTATTACAGAATCTTTGCGGTTAATAACATCCTTTCATAGGACCAAAAAGCTAAAAACAATCGTAAAAGTAATACGCGAAAACACTGGGCCATCTTCGGATGGCCCTTTCTTTTCATATAAATAGAATCATGGCAGAACTTACTACAAATATTAACTATATTCAACCCACGTCGTTTAAGCTAACGATCGATCGGAAGAATTATCCAAACTTAGAATACTTTTGTCAGTCAGTGAATCATCCTAGTATGTCATTGAATCCGGCAGAAGTACCTTTCAGAAAACTTACTCGTGTTCCAATTCCTGGTGGATCATTAGAATATGGTGAATTTTCAGCAAACATTATTCTTGACGAAGAAATGAATGCTTATACCGAAATGCACGATTGGATGCGTCGAATTGTCGACAATCCTCTTGTTGGAGCTTTAGATAGAGATGGTAGTACTATCAATTCAGTTGCTGATATTACGCTGTCTATTCTATCAAGCTCAAACACAGTAATTAAACAAATACGATATATAGATGCTATGCCTGTTACTCTAGGAGATATCCCGTTTGAGGCAACAGCATCTGGTACAGAATTTATTGTTTGTCCTATTACATTTAGATTTACGCTTTTTGAACTAGTATAGATAATCCTATATGATGGAGATTGATTATGATTGACTTGAAAGAAGTCCTTGCTCAATGGAGTGAGGATAGTAAAATTAGTATGCACCTTGATGAAGACTCTCGAAATACCCCTCTCTTACATGCGAAATATCTTGAAAAACTTTCGAATGCTAAACTGCTTTTGAAGAGAGCTGAGTTTTCTCAAAAGACATTGCTCAAACAAAAGTGGGAGTGGTATAACGGAAAAATGGATCAAGCAACGGTTGAATCACTTGGTTGGGATCACGATCCGTTTAACGGTTTAAAAGTGATGAAAGGTGACATGTCTTATTATTACGATTCAGATCCAGAGATTTTGAAGTCAGAAGAAAAGATTCAATATTATAAGACACTAGTAGAAACACTTACAGAAATAGTCTCTAATATTAATTGGAGACATCAAACAATTGGGAATATTATTAAGTGGAAGCAATTCGAGTCCGGAAACTAAATCAAGCTAATTTACACATTGAGTGTGATTATGGCACAGCCGAAGAACTCAACGAATTCTTTTCGTTTTTTGTTCCAGGCTATAAATTCATGCCAGCTTTCAAGAGGAGAGTCTGGGATGGAAAGATTCGTTTGTTTGATAAACGTACAGGCGAATTGCCAGCCGGCTTGATATATCATTTAGTTCAATTCTTAGAATCACGTGGTTATAACTATGAAGCAGTACGTACACTTTATGGTATGCCTTACTCAGAAGATAAGATTGACGCAAAAGAATTAGCCGCATTTATTTCTAAATTAAATCTTCCACATACAATGAGAGACTATCAATTCCTTGCTGTGATCGAAGGATTGAAACGTCAAAGAGGTGTACTCCTTTCACCAACTGGTTCTGGTAAATCTCTTATCA